GGCTTCAATGTACCTCTCGTGGAATTCATTCAATTTATCAAATGGCACGGAAAGGACACCACCGTCCATGAGCACATGTGATAGATTGGTTGCATTGTTAAATTTTTGTTCTTTACACCACCTTTTAAACATACCTTTGTATCGCGTCTAACCTCTAAACCACCTCATGAAAGAAACATCCGCATACTCTTTAGGTGATTCTGTAAGTTCTTTCTTTATAACGAGGAGTTCATAAACCTTCTTGTCTTCATTTTCTTTTATCCATTCTTCAACCTCTTCTGGACAGAGACCTCTATTCTTTTCGAGGAGTTCTCCAATCTGCATTAAAATGTAAGCTTTGGACTTCATTCTATTTAATAGAAAAGGTTTTTCTATTGAGAGAAGTCACACACGAATAAAACTCTGGGTTTTTAAGAACATTATCAATAATGAGTTTCCAACGTTTACGTGCGTTAAACTCTTCGAGAGTGTCAAAACTCATGTAATCGTTTTCATCAAACGTCTTCTTTATAGGTTGTTTTTGTATTTTCTTAAGGTTAGTCTTCTGTTTTTCTTCGTAAAACTTTTTTACAAGTGCTTGTTGTTGTGCTCTGTTGTAATTTACAAAAAACACAAATACATTGTACTCCAAGTCCACTGTGGGACTTTCCTTTACTGTAAATTTGAATTCTGTATACTCACCATTCTTGAGGACAACCGTACCCCTGGTCTCTTCCTCAAGTTCCCTGAGAGCACAGCGAAGGGGGTTGAAAATCTCTCTCCGCCTGCATCCACCTGTAACAAAAATCCAATCCTTGAATCTTCGATCCCTCACTGTTAGGAATCTTGGTTTATCGTCAGAAAAGCTGACCGGTATCGCTATAGCTTTGTATTTTTTCATTGCGCATTCGCAAGTTATATTAAACGGATATGATTATTCTTCCTCTTTTTCTTCAGTTTTCTCCTCGGTTTTAGACTCTGGTTCAACCGTAGTAGGTCGTGGCTCTGGTGCACTGAGTCGCTGTACCAGGTGGGCTGAGAAGTTCTTGAGGTTTTCAACATCGGTCTTGGCCTTATTCATCTCCTTGAAAAGGAACATAACACCAGCGATCGCCACGATTGTAGCGATCATCATGAGGGTTTCACGGTCCATTTGAATCATTATGATTTAATTGAGTCCCTTCTTTTTAAGTAAGTACACCCATGTGTGTTCGGCCCGCTGGAGGGCATTCGTATGGGCTCTGAGCAAATTGTACGGCTTCGTAATGCGTAGGTTCACAGGACTTTTGGGTTGGTGGCGTTGGTACACCAACATACTTTTCAAGCGTCCTGGACTTTGGATCGTACGTCAATACAAAAACGATGGCGAGGAGGAATACTATGTTCCACATGTGTTTTACTAATTAGTTAGAATATAAAAGACCGCCCATACCGTTCTCGATGCGGAGGACGTTGAAGTTCACGGCGTAAATATCTTCAGAAGAAGTCTTGCGATCGTTGACGATGCGTGCCGAGTCAAGACGGGAGAAGTTGAGGGTACCAGTTGGCTGGATCTTTGAGGCGTCCAAGCAGAATGGGTAGAAGAACAACTTCATATTGGTGTCAGAAGCGACGGCGGAGTTCGCGTTCTGGGTGTGGTAGTAAAGTGGCACAGAGGAGAAGTTGGGGTTCGCAAACTTGTAGTCCGCGACATCGGTACCATTGATCTGAAGCTTGAGCTTGTTATCAATACCACCATCTGCACCCAAAATGCTCACCGCAGAACCACCAGCTGCGAGATACTTGACTGGGTGGTTGAAATTGAGTTCTTGGATCTTAGCCGTGGAGGCAGTCGCCTTTTGGACTTGGGTAATGAGCATATTTTGTGGGGTACCCGCAAAGTACTCACGCTCTTGGGCGTCAAGGTACGCATAGTTCGCGTAGACATCCCACTTCCGGCTGGAGTTAGCCGCAGCCGAACCCCAAGTAATGCGAAGTTCGACATCATGGTATTGAAGGGCGATGAGTGGGAGGGCGGTTTGCCAGTTTTCACAGAAAGCGAAGCGGAGGGGGTAGAAATTAGCGTTGCCGTCACCTGCGTAGAGACCGGCGGCGACAGACTTTGAGTAGCTGGAAGCTGAGAGAGTTGGGGCGATGAGGGTAGAGTAGGTAGAATCTTGTTCATCAATCACCTGACCACCGACAAGAAGTTCGACCTTTGAGATGAGGGTAGTCCAGTCAGAGACTTGCTCTGTCACGGAGCCGTTGTTCACAACAAGGTAGACGTAGTTGAGGAGATCCCCTTTGCGTTCGAAACGAACACTAGACATGCCCCCATTTGACACATTCCCCTGGATAACTTGGCGTTCCACTGTTTGGGCGAAGTTTGTGTGGCGCTTGTAGGTAGATCTGAAAAAGCTGATTTCGGGCTGGCCGACGAGGTGCGCATCCTGAGCACCGACAGCCACAAGTTGGGCAATACCACCAGACATTTTTATAGTATAGTGAGAGTTTTTTTTAAGTGGGAACGAAGTTTGTAGTTATAAAACGTCAGTTGATGTTTTAACCCACCCTTCTTTAAATGATTCATACGCTAAGTTATATAAATTTGAATTTGGTGCAACATTTGATGTTGCGACTGAAGTTATTGTTTTAAATGGCTCGAATCCATTTTGGCGTGCATCTTCTGAGATGTAACAACCAAATTCTGTTTCGATGTGATAAAATTCGGAGTTGTTCTTTTTTACAAAAATATTACCATCTTTGATCCCTACGTAATAAGATGTTAATTCCTGGCCATTTTGAAGCGTGATGCTATCATTAACAGTGAGTCCCATAATTATATATTGTATCGATATTATTATCTTCTATTATTTAACACAGTGTATCTGAAATATATTGTTCTTGTTCCAGAGAGATATGAGGTCCAATAAGCTTGGATATGATTACCACTGACTCGAAAAGCGACTCCATTATTTTCAAACTCTGTGTATGAACAGGTATAACTACCCGTATCCGTATAAACAAGAAATCTACCATGGCCACCAGTGCCGATACCGTAGTCGGTGCCACTTATAAATGTCTGACCGTACGCGAACAAAGTACTACGAAAATCGATAATATTTGTCCACGTATCTTTAGCGAGTGACTGTGTGAATTCAATTGTCAAAAATCCGTTTGTTGCTATACATTTTCCACTAAGAATAATATGCCCACTTCCCGCACTGTTGCTTATGGTAAAATTATTGTCGTCCCCACTGGCGTAACCAACATACGCCTTTCTACCAGCACTCGTTCCATCTGGATAGTATTCCAAATATGTATGATCAGTACCCACAAGTTGTACACTTCCGCCATTAATTGTGAAACGACCTACACCGGCAACGTCTAATTTTGTTCCAGGACTATACGACCCAATACCGACGTTGCCAGCCGTGATGATATCAGAAGTCGCGTACACATTCCCTTGGACATGGAGTTTCGCACCACTGCTGTAACTACCAATACTGACAGTTGAGTTGTAATCACCCTTTGGATTTATTGAAATCGGAAAGTATCCTTCACTCGCCGCACTTGCCTGCATTATACCACGACCATTGTCTAAGAGTGCGAGTTCGAGGGAACGATTTGAATATGTTCCAAGCCCACTCTTTATTCTGAATTGAGCCCTGTGCTGTCCCTTAAATGTGTAATCATCGGTCCCAAGCTGTTGTACGATTTCAAAAGCGCTATTATTACTCGTACCACCACTGATGTACGAAATTCCTCGTTTGATTTGAAGAGACCTCGTGGGATTATTCGTCCCAATGCCGACGTTGCCAGCAAAATATGCACCGCCTCCGCTTTGGACATAAAATTCGTTCGTTCCATCACGATTCCCACTGAAATATTTCCAATATGTCGATGAGGTGGCATCAAGGTCAGCTCTGTATACGGCATTTTGAAGGTAAGGACTAGCAGAATTGTAACTCGCTCCAGTCGACGGTTGGGCTCTCACTACAGAAACTAAACCAAGCGAATGATCACTCTCAAAATATGCCGCGTCAGAATTAAAATTGAATACTTTTAGAGCCTCACTACCTGGGTTTGTGTTACAACCAGTCTTTCCAAGCTTCGTAGAACCATTGACGTCCAACTTGTACCCCGGA